TCTATAAACACTACAATAGGTAAAATGGCTCAAAGTAGTATTAAGGCATTTTCAAGAGGATTAGCAGAGTCTTTAGTTCTTGGAAAAGAATTAAATATGACAATGAAAGAGATAGCACAAAAACTATTAGTAGATATTGTAGCTTTTACTATTCAATTAGTTATTCAAGAAACAATTAGAAATGCACTTAAAAAAAAAGAAGTTGAAGCTGAAAATGAAATAACGACCGAAAAGAAAAAACAGTTAAAAATACAAATGGCTATGATGGCAATGTCAGGTAATCCTATGGCATTATTAGGATTTGGTGGATTTGCAAAAGGTGGTGCAGTTTCTAAAGGAAAACCAATTGTTGTAGGAGAAAGAGGTGCAGAATTATTTGTACCAAACTCATCAGGACAAATTCAACAATCAGCAAGAGGCACAGGAGGAGGAAGTGTTAATGTTAATTTTAATATAAACACTATTGACTCAAGAGGATTTGATGATGCTTTACAAGAAAACAGAGGAACAATAACTGCAATTATAAATAATGCATTAACAGAAAAAGGTAGAGGAGAGTTAGTATAATGGCTGGTGCTTTTCCAATATCAACTGCAAAATTTGAAACTATGGGTATACAATCTGTTCAAAACACAATTATATCTAAATCTATAAATGGAAAAAAATTAGCGAGAACAGTTGACAATCAAAGATTTGGTTTCACTGCAAGAGTTATTACAGGAAAAAGATCAGATATATATGGAAGTCTTATGGCTTTTATTATTAAACAAAGATCAGGAAAGGAAAATTTTACAATTATTCCACCTGATTTAAGTAGTACAAAAGGTACAGAAACAGGAACAGTATTAATAAACGGATCGCATTCAGCTGGAGATACCACGATAGCAATGGACGGCTTTGGTGGGGATGGGTCAGGCAGATTTAAAGCAGGAGACTTAATTAAGTTTGCCTCCCATACTAAAGTATATATGATTGTTGAAGATGTTACAAGTTCGTCTAACTCTGCAACAGTTACAATCGAGCCACCATTACAAGCAGACTTAACAGACAATAGTGTTGTAACTTATAACAATGTTTCTTTTACAGTTCACTTAACTAATGATGTTCAAGAATTTGGTGCAGTGGGAACTAATAAGGATGGAGATGTATTATATCAATTTGAATTTGATGTAGAAGAATCTTTATAATGGCTAAATATCTTATTAAGCATTGGGTAAATGCTGATTTTATTGTTGAGAAAGTTGTCGATGAATCAGAAATAAACACTATGACAAACGATTTAAAAAAACATAAAATCCCTGATGGAACTTTTAGTTATGTTATGATAAAAAATAGTGAGAAAATAAACAGAACAACATACGAGATATATGACGAGAGCCTTAACAACAGCAGTAAAGAACGAACTAGCGACAAATGAAATAACACCCTTTCATTTATTAACTATTAATTTTAGCACCCCTGTAAACCTTACTGATAATAGCTTTAATTTAACTTCATCAATATCAGGCTCAAGCACAACTTATACTGCCTCACCTTTTTTAGTTTCAACACCTTCATTTACAGAAGAAACAGATATAACAAAATCAAGTCTAACAATTGAATTATCAGGTGCAGATTTGACTTTTATATCCACTGCTCTTAATGAAAATATTGTTAATGATAGTGTCGTTATTTATAGAGGACTTTTAGATGCAAATAACTCAATAATTGCAGATCCATTATTATTATATCAAGGAACTATAGATACTTATGCAATAAGTGAATCAGAAAACGAGTCAGCATTAGCATTAACAGTTGTTTCTCATTGGGCAGATTTTGAAAAGAAATCAGGAAGATTAACAAATAAAAACTCTCAACAAAGATTTTTCAGCACAGATGTTGGTATGGAATTTTCAAGTCAAACTGTTCTTGATATAAAATGGGGTAGAAAGTAATGCAAGATATTATAAAATTTTACCAATCGTTTGACAGATATAGTTGTTTTACAAATGAAATATTATTTGAGGAAAATAAAGATTGTGTAAAATATAATCAATATAAGGTTTTTAGAGATGAGCAAGGAATATATGGTTTTGTGAGTTGGACTTTTTTAAATAAAGAAAACCTTAATTATTTTTTAAAAACAGGAATAGTTGAACAATATAATTCAGGTAATATATTTGTCCATCTTGACTTTTTAGCAAAAAAAAATGTTAAAGAGATATATCAATGGTCTTTGAAAAATATATCTAAATTTATTGAAGTTAATAAACAAACTCAATGGTTAAGATTAAATAAAGATAATGGTGTCAGAAACATTGTTAAAAGAACAGTAAAGGAATCTTGGAATGGGTAAAGTATTTAAAAAAGCAAAAAAAGTTTTTAAAGCAGTAAGAGTTTTTAATTTTTTAAAAAATTTAAACCCTTGGGTTGTTTTAGGTGTGTTTGCAGTGGGATGGTTGTTTTCAAGATCAAGAAAGCCTGACACTCCTGATTATGGAACTACAGATTTTGATGCAACTGAAAAAGGTATATTAGTTAATAAACAATCTAACAACGCAAGTATTCCTGTTGTATATGGGGAAAGGCTTGTGGGAGGAACTAGAGTCTTTATAGAAACATCAGGAACAGATAACACTTATCTCTATGTTGCTCTTATACTTGCAGAGGGAGAAATAAACTCAATTGAAGAAATAAGAGTGGATGATAAAATTGTTTCATTTGATGGTGCAGTGACAGATAATGTTCAAAGGGATGTAGCAAGTTCAGATTCTAATTTTTTTAAAGCTGATCCAAATGTTGAGGGGTCGTCTGCTGAAAGCACAATAAAGGTGGAAGCACATTTTGGAACAGATGGACAAAGTTCCTCAAGTTTATTGTCAACACTTTCTTCTTGGGGTACAAACCATAAATTATCAGGTATCTCTTATTTAGCTTTAAGATTTAAATGGAATCAAGATGTGTTTGGTGGAATACCAACTGTCCAAGCAAGAATAAAAGGTAAAAAAATAGTAAGTTATAATTCTAGTTTAGTTGCACAAACTCCAGCTTATTCAACTAACCCAGCTTTTTGTTTATTAGATTATTTAACTAATGAGAGATATGGAAAAGGACTTGCTCTATCAAGTTTAGATTTACAAAGTTTTTATGATGCATCTGTTATATGCGAAACTCAAGTCACTCCTTATTCTGGAGCTAGTGATATAAATATATTTGATTGTAATGCAGTAATTGACACATCAAAAAAAGTTATAGACAATGTTAGAGAACTTATAAAAGGGATGAGAGCTTACTTACCCTATGTGCAAGGTAAATACAGATTAAATATAGAAACAACAGGAAGTGCATCTGTTTCATTAACTGAAGATGATATTATTGGGGGTTATGCTTTAGCCTCGCCATCTAAAAATTCAAAATATAATAGAGTTATATGTGCATTTGTTAATCCTGAAAAAAACTATCAAGTCGATGAAATACAGTACCCACAAATTGATGATAGTGGTTATGCAGATGCAGATAAACACGCAACGATGAAATCAGTTGATGGAGGTTTTTTATTAGAAGGTAGATTTGATTTTAGAACTATAACAAGTCCTTATCAAGCAGAGGAGATGGCAGAGATAATATTAAGAAGATCAAGGGAGTCTTTAGGACTTAATTTAAATGTTGGATATAAAGCATATGAATTACACATTGGAGATATTGTTAATATTTCAATAACAAGTTTAGGATTTAGTGCTAAACCATTCAGAGTTTTATCTATGACATTTAATGAAGATTACACGATAAGTTTAGCTTTAGTTGAATATCAAGCCTCACATTATACTTGGGCAACAAAAGGTCAGGTGGCAACAATACCTTCAACAAATTTACCTAATCCTTTTTCTATACAACCTCCAGCATCATTAACTTTAACAGATGAAATGATTGAATATGCAGATGGTGTTGTTTTAACTAGATTAAATATATTAATAGGTGCAAGTACAGATAAGTTTGTTCAATATTATCAAGTGGAAGCAAAACAAAGTACAGAAACAAATTTTAAAATTATTTCTAATGGAACACAGTTAAGACACGAATTATTAAACGCAGTAGATGACGCAACTTATAATGTAAGAGTTAAAGCAATAAATAGTTTTGGTGTTTCATCATCATATATAACTGAAAACAGAAAAATAATAGGTGCAACAGAAATACCAAGTGATGTTGATGATTTGTCAGTATCTATGGTTGGCTCAAATCAAATGGAGTTGTCTTGGACTCCTGTAATTGATTTAGACATATCTTGGTATGAGATAAGATTTCAAGATGTCACAAGTGGTGCTACTTGGAATGAAAGCACACCTATTGCAAAAGTAGTTAGAAGAAAATCTAATGCAGTAACTCTTAATGCACAAGTTGGAAGTTATTGTATAAAAGCAGTAGATAAATTAGGTAACAGTTCTGCTAATGCTTCTATAGTTTCAACTAACATTTCAGGATTGCAAAATTTTACAAATGTATTAACCTTGAGTGAATAATGGCAAATTTTTTAGGAACAAGAGATAGTAATGTTGCAGTGTCAGAAGATAATGCTGGTAGAAAAGTTCTTATATTAGATACTATTACACAAGTAGATAGTTTAGTTGGCAACATAGAATCAGCAGAGGGAGTGTTTGATTTAGGTGGTACAGATTCTACTTCTAATCCAACAAATTTTGGTGGTAATATACAATCATCTGGATTTTACACTTTTGATAACACACTTTCATTAGATGCAATATACGACACAAATTTAGGTGCAGTTATAGGTATGAGTTCAGAGGATGAATATGATTTATTTGATTCAGGAAGAGGTGCATCGTTATTTGAAAATGCTAAAGCTCCTTTTGATGGATCTCCTGAAATTCAATGTGGTGCAGAGGTACAAGTTGGATTTGATAATTCAAGTTTAGCAAATATAACATCCTATCAAAAAATTGCTCAACAAAGCACCATAAAAGCTAGATATTTTAAATTTAGATGTAAAATAACAAGTGATAACAATAAAGTTAGATCAAAAGTACATACTTTACAAACAAAAGTTAATATGGAGAAAAGAACAGAATCAAGTCAAGATGTGGTTTCAAATGCTTCAGGAACTACCATTACTTTTGTAAATTCTTTTTATGCAACTCCAAGCATAGGAATATCAGCACAAGGATTACAAACAGGAGACTATTATCAAATTACAAGTAAATCAAAAACTGCCTTTACAATAAGGTTTTATAATAGTAGTAATACAGGAATATCAAGAACATTTGATTATCAAATTGTTGGATATGGGTTGAAATCTTAAGTAAAATAAAATAAAAGGAATATATTAGCCAATCAAGGATTTGCAAGTTTCAGAACGGAACTTAATAATATATTAGGTGCGTTAAACACAATGCACGTAGGAAGTTCAGCACCAGCTTCAGTAGCAACAGGCACAATGTGGGTTGATAATGCAACAACAAACGTATTAAAAGTAAAAATAAATGATGGCTCAGATAACGTAGAGTTATTTCAAATTAATACATCAACAAATGCAGTGAGTAGTACAATGTCAGTAACAGGAACAATATCTGAAACAGACCCAAATGCTTTACCACTAGCAATAGCTTTAGGATAAGGAGAATAAATGGCAAATACTTTTAAGGTTAAAACAAATGGTGCAATGCCAGCAAGTGCTGGAACTCCACTTACTCTTTACACAGTTCCAAATTCAACAACAACAGTAGTTATTGGATTAACACTTTGTAATATTCACACAACAACTGTCACAGCAGATGTTCAATTAGTATCAGATACATCAGATACAGAAACAAACGAAACAGTTTTATTAATTAAAGATGTCAGTATTCCAGCTGGTGCATCTTTAGAACTTTTAACAGGTGGTAAAGTTGTTGTTCAAGCAACTGATATTATTAAAATAGATTGTTCAGTTACAGCTAAAATAGATGCAACATTATCAATCCTAGAAATAACATAGGAGTAATTAATGGCTTACATTGGACAAAAACCAGCAGATAAACCTTTAGGTGCATCTGACATAACAGATGGAATAATATCTAATGCAAAACTAGCACAAGATATAATTTCAGCAGAAACAGAATTAGCAGTAGCACCAGCTTCAACTGACGAAATTTTAATTTCAGATGCGGGAGTTCTTAAAAGATTAGATGCAAGTTTAATTGGTAGTCAAGATGTTGTTAAAATTTCTGAAGCACATACAGATAGTTCAGCAACAACAGTTGATTTTACTTTAGATACTTCTACTTACGATCATTTCCAACTTTATTGGTGGTCAAAACCAGCTTCAGATGGATATTCAGTAAGAGCAAGATGGATGGTAGATAGCACAGAACAAACAGGAAGCGACTATAATCATGGACATTTTGGAACAACATCAACTAATAGTTATTATAGTAATGTTGGAGAAAATGCAGATCATTTTAGAATAATAAATAATGCTGGTAACGAAAATATACAAGGTCATCATTTTTACGCAACAATTACTCCAAGAAAATCTGGAAATATTCAAAGATTTAATAATGTTATGACTTGGTTTGCAATTAGAACAGATAGTTCAAATAACTTTAGACCGATTTATGGTTGTGCTTGGTATAATGGAAGTGATTATGAGCCTAACAAAATAAGAATATATATGGAAAGTGGCGATTTTTCAGCTTATGCATATAGCTTTTATGGAATAAAATAATATGAAAAGAGTAATAGATGGAAAAGTTTTCGATATGACAGCAGAAGAAATTGCAGAAAGAAATGCTGATGTTGAAAAATCAAAAAAAGAAAGAGAAAAAGAAGAAGCTGATTTTACTAATAGAGAAAATTTAAAAAAATCAGGTAAAGCAAAACTAAAAGCTGGAGAAGCATTAACTGATGATGAAATTTCAGCATTATTTGGAGATTAATTTATGGCATATATAGGAAAAACACCAATTACAGGAAACTTTGTAAAACTAGATGCTATTAGTGTAGTTAATGGTCAAGCGGCATATACTATGAATAATGGTGGCTCTGCTTTTACAGATTATGAAACTGTAAATCAGTTTTTAGTTTCACTTAATGGTATTCTTCAAGCACCAACAACTTCATTTACAGTATCAGGAAGCACACTTACATTTGCATCAAACTTAGCGACAGGCGATGTCATTGACTTTGTAATTGTTCTTGGAAATACTTTAGATATAGGAACTCCATCTGATGCTACAGTTACAGATGCTAAAGCAAATTTTGTATCAACATCTTCTGCGGCTGGGTTACAAATTAAAGGAGATGGTACAACTGATGGAACTTTACAATTAAACTGCTCACAAAATTCACATGGAATAAAATTAAAATCTCCAGCTCATTCTGCTGGTGCTTCATACACTTTAACTTTTCCAACAACTGATGGAAACAATGAAGAATTTTTACAAACAAATGGGTCAGGAGTTTTAACTTGGGCATCTGCTGGTGGTGGAATTACTGAAGCTGACCAATGGAGATTAACTACTTCTTTTCAAGGTGATGCTGATCCAATTGCTAGTAACTGGGAAAGAAATGATACTAGCTTTGATAAAATTGGAACAGGTATGTCTCAAAGTTCAGGCATTTTTTCTTTTCCATCAACAGGTATTTATAAAATAGAATTTGTTGCTAATGCAGGCATAAATGGTAATGATAGAGCTTGGAGAGGTGATATAGAAAGAACAGTAAATAATTCTGATTATGCCGCTATTGCAACAGGATATGCTTTTATTCAAGCGACAGAAAGTGATAGCACTTACAACAGCTTATATACTTGTGGAATTTTTGATGTAACAAACACAACAAATGACAAAGTTAGATTTAAAATAAATGCCATGAACAATAGTGTTTATTGTCAAGGTGATAGTAGTTTTAATATAACTTTTGCCACATTTATAAGATTAGGAGACACATAAGATGGATAGACCAACACATATAGAAGATTATTTAGTTCAACTGCATTCAGGTCAATGGTTTGGCTGGAGTGATAGCAAAAATAAAATTTATGCAAACTTAATCATACATGATAATTCTAAAGATAAACCTACTGAACAAGAATGTACTGATGGATTAGCACAATTACAATCTGATTATGATAATGCAAAAACAAAAAATACAAATGACAAAGCATCTGGCAAAACTAAATTAAAAGATTTAGGTCTTGATGAGGATGAAATTAAAGCATTAATAGGAGTTTAATTATGGCAATCAAAGTAGCCAATAATCAATCCTTGACTGCGATTACAGCTTTACCAGCAGGAATTTCAGGTGGTGCTATGACTTTATTAGAAACGCAGACTGCATCAAGTAGTTCTACAATTTCTTTTACAAGTAATATTGATAGTACCTATAAAGAATATATATTTAAAATTTATAATGCTCATGCTTCTGATGGCGATACAAGTTTTCAATTCAATGCAAGTACAGACAGCGGATCAAATTATAATGTTACACACACTTCAAGTTTTTTTACAGCAAGACACAATGAGAGTGATAGTATTGCTAGAGTTCAATATGAAACAGGTAGAGATGTAGCTCAAGGCACAGGATTTCAAAAATTAAATTATGATACAGGAAGTGATAATGATGAAAATGTTTGTGTGTCTTTACATTTATTTGCTCCATCATCAACTGATTTTGTTAAACATTTTATTGCAAATGGTGTAGATAGTGGAAGATCAGGTGGTGGCTCACAAAGTAGTTTTGTTGCTGGATATTTCAACACTACATCTGCCATAAATGCAGTTCAGTTTAAATTTGGTGCTGGTAACATAGATAGTGGAGTAATAAAATTATATGGCATTAGTTAAATATAACAACAATTCTATAAGTGCTATTACAGCAGCTTCTGGATTAACTGCTGGTGCTATGACTTTGATTAAATCTCAAACAGCATCTTCAAGTTCTACTATTAATTTTGTTCATGGTACTTCAGATGTAGTCTTGGATGGCACATATCCTATTTATGTTTTTAAATGGATTAATGTTCATCCAGCAACTGATGATGTTGATTTTACAATTAATTTTAGAGATGGTGGAACAAATTATGATGCTACAAAAACAACAACTAGGTTTCAAGCATATCATGATGAAGGTGATAGTGATACTAGTTTAAGTTATCACACTGCTGATGATTTAGCACAATCAACAGCAGACTTACCTTTAAATGACAGATTAGGAAATGATAACGATCAAAGTTCATCAGGTTATTTATTTTTATTTTCACCATCTTCAACTACTTATGTAAAACATTTTATAGCAGAAACAAATAGAAGCCATGCTATTGATTATACTAATCATCAATTTATAGCTGGTTACTGTAATACGACAACTGCTATAGATGGTGTTCAATTTAAATGTTCAAGTGGTAATATAGATGCTGGTACAATTAAACTCTATGGAATTAAGGATAGCTAATGAGTATAGTTAAATT